TCAGTCATGCTGTGGGGGATTTTGTGGGGGGATGGCAGAATGAGATGTTTTACCCCAGCACGCAGCATTTTCCCGCAGGGCGTAGTCGAGATCAGCGGCTTGGATACGGACGTTCTTTAGCTCCGGGTGGGCCATCATTTCGGCATAAGCACCCCGCTGTTGCTCTAGCGTAGGTGTACGGAGATAAAGGCATTGCTGGTGGATACGCACCTCACTGCATCCCCCTAACAAAGCTATGCCGCACGCTACGACCAGGGCGAAAGGAATATAGAGCCAGAGGGGGCTTTCTTGCGTCATAGGCCTTCTTTCCCATCGCGTAGTTTTTCCAGAAGCTCATCGTCAGTCTGCGGCGCATTGGCGGCCGCATCATTCATACGAGATAATGTAGCGTTCTCATCATTTGCCTCTGTTAGGTTTTGCTGCTCTGATTGAACCCGTGCAGCATTACGACCAGCGCGATGCATCACGAAACCGAACAGGGTGAGGGCAGCGATGAACGCCACCCCACACCCGGCATAGAGATACATCATGCCGCAGAACTGACCTGCGCCACTGGAGATGCTTTCTTCTTCTCCAGAGTAGCGATAACGTCTTTAATCCCTTCTTCTACCTCAGACAGACCGCCTTCAACGCGCTGGATGCCGGCAAAAAGGGCGGTACTATCGAAACGATCGGATAACAGAGAAGCAACCTCATCAGAGATGCTGCCCAAAATGACAGACGCTAAATGGAGGCGCGATTTAGTCGCGGCACTTTCGCTATCACCTAGAGCTCCTTCAATGAGGGTGAGTAGTCCATTAATGACGGAAGAAGCTGTGTTGTCGGTCATGATAAGGTCCTTTGTTGTGAGAGATTGAATAGCCGGGTTCAGTCAACCAGGCTTGCTGTGTTCCTTATTGGCAGCAGAGCTTTTTTCTAATTCACTAACTGCCGTAGGAATGATGGAGGAGGCGATGGCACGGGCCGTGCTGTTGTCAGGCAAGAGCAAAGGCAAAGCGGCCATGAGCAAAGTGGCAGCTATATTGGCATCAAGCGCGCCTGTTTTTGCCCCCGCTAGGCCTCCAATAATGAGAGATAATCCGTAAAGGGTGGTGGGCTGACGCATCCAGGACAATGTTCTCATGCTGCTGCCACCTTATCTACCAGCGGCCCGTAGGGATTTTTGCCATTCTCTATGAAGATGATAGCGCGCATGAGGCCAGCTACTAGCTGAGGTGTGAAAGGCCCTAATTTTTGGTCTGGCGTTACGCCAAGCGCATGAGACACGCCGTTGATATAGGCCGCCGTGTCATTCTCGGTCGGGGGTGCCCATTTGCTGATGATATCCTTGACGGTATCTAGGCCATCATGCTGGTTATAACGCAGCAACTGACCGCGCAAAGCAATTAAACCAGCTTCTGGCGTGTTGAAAGCCGCAAATCTCGGATGAACCCCTTGTTCAAGATGAGCCCCTGCTTGGCCTACAAAGTCCAAATTTCCAGGGTTATTATTGCGGATGCCGCGTACTTCCATGGTGCATTAACCTCCGATGTGGAAAATCTTCATGATGACGGCGATGATGATTCCACCAGCACTTGAGCCGCCCGCGATGAAAAGGTTGCGCCATGAATTGCCGTGCCTAACCTGAGAGAGAATTTTCTCTAACATTTGCTGCTGGCTAGCTTGGCGGTCTTTGACGACAGCCATATCCATCTCGATGTCTCGGATGTCTTGTTTGATTTCTAGGCCTTCAGCGCGGGTTAGATACTGGTCATTCATGAGTGCTTCACTCCGGCCCCAGAGGCATCAACCCAAATTGTTCCGTTAAAGAAAACAGGTTGTCCCTGACCCGCACAGTCGGTGCAGAAAAATGCCGTGCCAATAGGAGCTGATAGGGGGAGGGCAGAGTAAGGCACAGCCTTTAGGCTGATACTTCCGGCCTCTCCAAATGTCATAATTCCTTGAGCCGATGGAGGGAGCTTTCCAGAATCAAAAATCCCATGCTGGGCCGGGGGAATAGCCATGCTGTTGGCCGAAGCCGTGCCAGTTATTAGCGATACCGAAAGTGCCAGTGCGAAGCGCATGAATGTCCCTCTCCATCATCAGGATGGATAGGTAACCACGCCTTTGTAATTCTGGTGTGTCCCCCAGGGTCATTTGGTCGCATTATAAAGATTGTTGGTTGGTGAGACTAAGAAACCCTGCCCTTGATTGCGCTGGACGAGCTTTTCATAACGGGCTGTGTAGCCGGGGTTAATCATGTCTTGCAGGCTGTAAATGACGCTATATTTCAGGGCGGCATTGATGATAGGAAGATTGCCAAAAGGGATTTGTCCAGAGGCAAAACGGACAAGGTCGGCCAGATAGGTGCGGGCCTTCTCGGCATCAGGGCTGCCAACCAGCTCATCACGGGTGGCGGTGAATATCCCGGCTAGTTTGGTCATGTCAGAAATGGTTGGTCCGGCTAGCGTTTCTAGCATGTTATTGCCCATACGGCTCTGCTGGCCAAAGAGGAAATCGCCATAAATACCCGCACCACCACCCTGGCCCATGGCGGATATCCATGTGCGAACATCGCCTGCATCGCGTGGCTCTTTCCCGGCCAATATGGCTTTAGCCTGCATAGCGACATAGCCAAGCAAGGTTGTAGCGGCAATCATGTGGGCAATGCCCGGTAGGTCTAGCCCGTTGCGCTTCACCTCACGTTGATAAAGCCTGCGAACATGGGAAATGGGGAAGCTCTTAAATTGTAGCATCAGCCGTGCGGCCTGGCCGAGTAGCGGGTTCACGTCATCCAGCCGGTTGCTGATGCCCCTGAAGGTAGCCTGCGTGCGGACATCCGGCTCTGTCATGCCTTCTCGTGTTTGGTCGGTGATGTAGGCATAGAGCTTGCGGGTCAGGCTGTCCCGTATGTCATCTGCAGTTTGGCCTTTCTCGATTAGGGGAGCCACAGCCTCATCGGGCAATTGGCCTATCTCGCTGGGTAGGATATGGTCTTCTCCTGCCGCTGTCCGCACGGCCTGCCGCATCACGTCCCATTCTGGTTGGGTGATACCAAAGCGTTGCAGGCTGGCCCGCAATCGTCCATCAAGGGCTTCATATCCTAGGCCAGCATTCCGGCCAAGATTATGGGAAAGCATCAGGCCGATGCCTTCTGAGAGGCTATCTGTCCAATATTCCAGACCATTGAAGCGGTAAAACTTATTGATGAGGTCGCTCATCTTTCCTAATGGCGCATCATTGGCAGAGAAGCGGCTCATGACAGAGCCAAGATGCCCTTGCAGCCCCACGCCCAGCATGCGGGCGACCTCTTTGCGTTCTTGAGGGTTTGCGCTGAATAACGCTGGGGCTAGAGATTTAAGGCTGTTCCAATAGCTTTCCAGCAACGGCACACCATTATGCCGCAAAACGGAGGCATTAACAGCAAGGTCGGGTAGGGAGGAAATGACGACCCCGCCTAGTTTTGTGACTTGGTTCCATGCATGAGCATAGGCGCCGATGGTTTCCACTGTCTTGTTGGCCGGCTGTCTGGCCCTGCCTGTCACGATGTCCAGCAGGGCACTGCGTTCCAACCGGCGGAGCTTATCTACCATTTTAGCATCGGCACGGTCACGCGCCGCCTGCACGGATTCCTCAATCATGCTGCGGAACATGCTCTCAGGGTTCGTACCTAAATCACCCATCACGGCGGCGTTGCGTGCGCCACTGATAAGCCCTTTGAAGATGCTGTCCACCACATGGCCTTGGCCGAACTTTTTGTTGTAGGCCAACCAGCCATCAGCATCTTTGAAGTGTAGAACACGGTTCTGGCTGACCTTCTTGGCTTTGTTGGATGTGCCTTTGAAGCCAGAGAGCCAATCCCGCCCGTTGGCGTTATCATGCTCACCTGTGGAGAGGTTAAGCCATACATTGCGGAGGAAGTCTTCCTTCGACTGCTTGGCGGGCATCATCTCAAAAGTACGGTCATCAAGTAGAGGGAGGATGGTGTCCCGCCAGTTCTGGTAAGACCTTTCCGACCCATCGCCTCGTATCTTCCACATGTCATGGCTCTGGCGGGTGACGTAATGATCCGCCTTGCCAATCCATGCGCCTTGCTTGTTTTGCATCAGCCGCACGGTGTCTTGATACTCAGACAGGATGCGGGCAGCCTCGGCAGCCAGCTTATTGCCTGTTGGGGACCCTGCTTCTGGGTCATCAAGACGCCACATCTCACGCGCCACATCAGCATCGAATTGTTCATCGCGCTCTAATAGAGCTTTAAAAACGCCCGCTTTATCTAAATCATGCATCAGAGGGCCAAGAAGCTGAGCAACACGGCCATGACTATGCGCATCTACAGAGAGGGCGGCATCACGTTCCCCGGTTTGCTTCCCGGCGAGAATACCTTCAAGGGAAGCCGCTTCATCTCCAGCAACGATGCGGCGGCGTAACTCAGCACGGACGATGAGGTTCTTCTTGCGGGCATTAGCCTCGATGATGGCGGCCAGACGCTCCTCATCAGCCATACGAGCACCAGCTTTCTCCAAGGCTTCACGCGGGGAGAGGCCTTGCTGCATGTAGCGGCCAGCTTCTTTTTCCAGCCGCCCAAACATCTCATCAAGCTCTGCCTTGGACATTTCACGGCCAGCGGCTTGCTCGGCTTCGTTGTAGCATGGATGTTCGTGCGTCATAGGGCTTTCCTTGTTAGGCAGGCGGCAGCGGAGGCGAGGGCATCGGCATTACCATCGGAGAGAGCTTTCTCACGGTGGATGTCTGCCAGTTCTTCAGGGCTGATCTGGTCGCCTAGGGCGGCAAGCTGCTGGTCGATCTGGTCGGAATAGGACTGTGCTTCAGTGATGGATTTATCTTGACTTTTGGGGGCAGTGTTTTCATTTTGTAAGAAGCTGTTGTGGCGTTCGTCATCTCTCCCAGACCTCAGAGTATCGGACATATTTTGCTCGTGGGGATTAAAGGAGTCGGAACCCTGTCCGGTTGGGTTCGAATTGGTGTTGAGATCCTTTTCCCACAGCAGCTTTCTGTTTTTCAGATAACCTGTTTTGAATTCATCGGCTGTTCCAACACGGTAATAGCCATCTTTTTTGATGAGATGCAGTACTGTAGTGGGGTGTTTATGTTTCGACCCCTGTTTATCTCCCATTTTCACGGTGAAGAAAGAACCATTTCCTTCATCTAGGCGAACCTGATTTGCATCAGCAATAGCCCGCTTTACAAAGTCATCAATACTAGCAAAGCCACGCTTCTTTAGCTCTTCACCATGCCGGGCAGAAATATGAAGGCGACCATGGCCTCCGCCAATATCTTGGCCCTTCCCATTAATTTTAACGGTATGCACGCCATCACCCAACACGATAGGCCATGCTGGCGCGCCATCCACCCCTTCCATCATACGTCCTACTAAAGCAGGATTGCTTCCTACCTCTGAAAGGTCCAGATGCTCAATGCTACTAGCAGGCAGGGGAGACGTATTTTGCCCATGTCTTGGGCTGGGGGAGGCATCTTTTAAGGCAGAAAGGCCCGCGCGGCTTTGTGTGACTTCATGGCTTTCATACCCATGGAGGTTCCGCATGATGGCCTCAGCCGCATCATTCTGCAAGGCATCAAGCTTTTGCTTTGCGGTTTGATAGGCTTCCTCTACATACCCTTGCCAGCTAGTAGCATCATGGCCTTTGCCGCGCTCTGCTTCGATAGTCCGTAATGCGCTCTCTACGGCATCTTCTGTCCCGTTATGCTTTAGGATGGCATCTGCCATATCATACAAATCCATCCCATCTAGGGCGGCATCAAGGTGTTGCGCATAAAGGCCAAGGCGTTCACGGGTCAGGGCATGTAGAAGATTTTGCTGCTCACCGATGCGGCTCCTATGGAAAGCCCTCCCATGGTCGAGCATTTCTTCATAACGCTGCCATGTGGAGTGACGAGATACGCGCAAAGCGTCCTCAATGGCGGCATCAGGATGGGCACCGGATAGGATGGTATTAATAGCGTGATTATGTTCATCAGGCGTTAGGTCAACATCTGCTGCATTGGCAGCTTCATCAACATCATCGGCTGCTTGTTCTCGATAATGGTCCTCAATGTTTGATAGGTCTGATGGGTGCTGAGACAATACGCCCTCAGGAAAAACCTTACGCCCATGGCTTTCTTCTATCATGGCCTCTAAGAGGTCATTGATGTCAGCATCAGGCTTGAGGTAACCATGCTCAACGGATAGTTCGCGCGCTTTATCCAGAGGCATCCCTCCGTTGCGGCGGACAAGCCCGATGCGTTGACGGTGAATGTCATTCGCTTTTAGCTCTCCCCCTTCATCAAGTACCCCGCCATGACGGGTGAGGAAGGTAAAGAGGGATGGGGCCGTTGGCTGTGGTTTTGTGATTGAAGTGGATGGGGGAATGTCTATATCAGTAGAGGCATCCTCATCAGGCGGCTCATAAAGAGAGCTTTCACTTACTGTGTCAGCATGATTTTGTTGGAGTTGCGAGAGGTCGTCTGCAATTTTATCCCGTAAAGGAACGTGCGTATCTACGTCCGTGTCCGTAGGCAACGCGTCATGCGAAGCTACAACGCGCTCAAGCTCATCTTTGGAATTTTGGACTTCGTGGATATTGAGCAGGCTTTCTGCATTGCTAGGCGTATCACTGGCTAGAGATGTTAGACCATCAGCTAAAACCTGCCCTTTGGCATTAGTACCAGCCCTTTCGAGCCTTTTACTAAGAGTGTAGCCAATCCCATGCAGTCCACCGCCCATGACGCCACCAAATGCGATGTTCCGTAGGGCCTGTCCCGCGCTCCAATCATTATGCTCATCGCGGTCCAGAACCATATTGAGCGGCTCAAGGGCGGCCATGCCAATGGCCCCTTGGCTGGCACCTTGCACTATACGCCCCGGAAGATTGCTGGATAAAGCGGCCCCAACGCGCCGGTTTAGTCCTTCGGCAGAAATAAGACCATCGGCCACACGTTCCATGCCAAAGCCCTCGGCACGAGCTGCGGCACCTCCCAGGGCCATGCCGATGCGTTCTTCCCCCAGACCAGGAATCAGCGCAGCAGCATAGTTGATGGGGTCTAGGAAAGAGGGAAGGGCACCTGCTGCTGTGTTCAGTATGCCGTTTATAGGCCCATCTGGTCCGTTGCGGATGGTATTCTGCCGAATAAGGTTGTTCTGTTTTTCCTCATTGAGGGTTTGGGCTAAAGCGGAAGAGACAGGCTTGTCGAAATTAAGCACCCCTTTGATGCCATAGCGCGCATTGGCATCTTCTGGAGTAAGGGTATCTCCCTCGCTGCTTTTGACTTCATGGCGTATCCAGTCACCAATGCGGACGACCGGCATATCGTTAATGCCTGCCGTAAAGGAGGCACCAAGAGATTGCTCCAAGGATGACGCCTGCCCTGCTAGCCCTTCATCCTGAACGCTCTTGAGTGTGTTCAGCCCGCCTGAAAATAATGACATATCCCCTCCCGGTGGGGGAGGAGCATGGCAGCCATTTGTAATTCTGGTGTGTCTTAATCACCCAACTCCACATCCACACTAACGCTCGTGAGTGTTACGGGTAGTGGTTGGTCAGTTTGAAAGATGAGACTTCCCTTCTGGGTCCAGTTGGGCGTTGGTATCCTCATGGTTAGTCCAGAGATAAGGGCTGGCCTAACGTCCTTCTTCTGGTAAGGATTGGGAGCCATGCTTCCGGCAGCGGCACCTTGATTGTCCAAATCATGGAATGTGCGACCCTCATTTGTGGACACGCTCAGGCCGGTTGTGTTGTAGAGCGAGGCATAAACCTTGCTGACCCGCTTGCGCCGTGCGAATTGGGGAGGATTACCGAGGTCTATTGGTAGAGTGACAGCACGCGCATGGATGGGCAAACCGACTGTAACCACACTGCCTGACCGGGGCAGGGTGAGGGTGCCATCATTCCTCACTGTCAGCCCTGTAAATCCTTGCCCATCAATGCAGGCCGATACTGTGGCACCTGCCAAATGCCCCAGCCCAGAGACGGTGCTAGTTGGCTGGCCTTCATAGCGCAGGCCACAATCCACGAACCATGAGCGGGTGATGTCATCATTCTCTGCCCCTAGTTGGCGAGATTGTAGGCGTTCTATAGTGTAGCTTTGTCGTCCATTAATAGTACGTTTTACCACCAGATAAGGGGTATCTTCGATAGCTCCATATCCGTTTTCTTCTGGCACTACGGCCACGGACTGGAAGGCCCCGCCTACTGTACTGTGCTGATGCCATGCCATGACGTTCTGTTCTTTAAGATAGGTCATACTCAGCAAACCTCCATCAGACCTTACGGCCCATATGAGGTTGAATGGGAATTGAGCAAACGACCAGTCGGCAATCGTGTAGCCATAGAAGAGATGGTCAGCCAGAACGGATAGGTCGTTGCCTTGGTATATTTGGGCATACCAGTCATATTGCAGGTCACGGATATGGCTGCCCTTGTTTTCAATGAACAGCACGTCAGTATTGATGGGCAGGGGCTGCACGTCCGAGCTGCCAACGAACATCTGCGGTATGGCGGTGAAGTTGCTTGGTGTTATGGGAGTGCCAGTCTGGCCTCCGGAGATCTTCCAGATGCCCGTTCCGGTAAAAGCCAGAAGGTCCGCCATTGGTACCAGATGCTTAATGGTATTGACCTGCTGGCTAGCAATAGTGGCTGTTATGGCGTCATCAGAAACGACCGGTGTATGAATGTCGAAATTGGTATAGTTGGCCGAGCGGGACATCCAGACCGTCTGGGGATAGGCAAAAGACCCGGCAAATACGCGCCGCTGCTGGAAATACGTTACTGTAACAGGATTATTGCCAGCAAATGGGTTACGATGAACCGGCGGCCCATTTTCGGTATCTGGGGAATAATTAACGTCATCAAAGGATAGGGACGTTGTGTTACCGATTAAGCCCCATTGGCCAGCAAACCGGCGGTAAATATTATAATAATCAGCACCTACAACGGAAGGCCATGAAAGTGTATTATAATTACCGTAATTTGTATAATATCCAATATTGTAGTTTGTAACAAACCGCCCAACTTGGACAGGTACTTGAGACGTCACAGTGCTGGTTTTGCCAGTTGCAGGGTCCGTAATTGTCTGGGTTTGAGTGGTCATCTCCGTTTGAGAAGGAACAAGAGTTGCGTTACTCTCCGTATTCCTCTCATTAGAAACAGAGGTTACCGCATATTCGTAAGTAACGCGAGATACCCCTGGCGTTGTGCCTGTATTTCCTGCCTCGCCTTCTACAGCGTTTGCAGAGAGTGAATCAGGAGCAGAAATGCCCGCGCTATAGGAAATCGCCTCTAGTGTCCAATTAATCTCACCATGACGAGATAGATTCATGGCGGGATAGCGGGAATGGGTGAGGGTCATGACATCCGCAGATTGCGCATGACGCAGCCAGAAAGCGTCCTCGATGTTGTAAGGCGTGGCCAGCTCATAAGGACTACCATCCTGATTGGTCAGATAGGCACCATTGCTGATGAAGCGGACGTAATGGTCGCCAAACTCTAGTACATAGGACTGATTGTTGTTGTAGATGAAGGCAATTAGCTTCGGAGGCAGGCCAGACGCATCAGCTTTTGATGTGCCGATATATTGGGTGCCAGGGCGGTTTGAGATACCACCCTGCACATGCACAAAGAAATTGCTTAGCTCAGCTGCCCCGGAATGCCATTTTTCCATATCAGCACGATAACCAATCAGCGGGGCCATAACCCCACCGCTGAAATTGCTGAACCATGTTAAGCCAACGTTAGGACCAAAAGATTGTTGTGACATTATGTTGTTAGATCGTTAGGTACGGATGGCAGCGTTGTGCTAGTTGTATCTACACCGTTAATAATCGCACGTAGTTTTTGAGCGCATTGCCGAGTTTCAGGACCAAAAACTTCTCCCATTGCTGTGAGTGCTGATGCTTGGGACATTATACGCTGCAATGTGCTCTGCGCCCTGTCTTTTAACGGCAGAGGAGGGGGTGTATATGTAACAATCTGTCCGTTTTGAACTGCTTTTGGCTCCTGCGTTGATGTGAGGTGGCTTTCCCAAAACTCTTTGGTAAGTGGGAGTAATTCGCTCAGCGGAGGCAGTCCCTTAGGTGAATTAAAATTCGCCATATCATACCACCCTGTAACAGGAGATGGTTCTGCAATTGCTGGGTCATAACCGGCATAAAACCTTTTTGGATAGGCAGATTGTACAGCGGTGGATTGAAACGAATCTACTTCAGAAGATGAACCAAATATTTTGTCTGTGTAAAAATCAGAAGATTGCGTCATGTCATAGTTCCTATTGCTAAGCAGTTAAGTTTATATGTTGCTCCATTTGATGAAGTTCCTTGGTATCCATTATCTTCCACGAATACGCTAATTCCTTTATTGCTAAAGGTATTTGCATCAGTATTGACAATGCGAGCAACATTGTGCCCAGTATTTTGCTCATAATCTACACTAAAAAACACAAAAGGAACACTCCCAGGCATGTATGCTTGTGGAAATGTGACGAAATACCATCCAGCAGATGAGGGAATCTGCATATTCCATACCTGCATCACAATATTACCGTTCATCCCAATAACCTGTGGAACAATCCCGCCGATACTAGTTGTAATCTCCCCCCTCATTTGGCCTCCTGTTAGAGGGAGAAGCTCAGCCTCTGCTGCCTGCGCCCGTTGCGTCTCCTGCTGCAGGGCAGATTGGAGGGCGAGGTTAATGGTGCCGCCGCCTCCAGTGCTGTAAAGCCACGGCGTGCCAGATGATTTATTAACCCCCGCGCTAGAAACGGTGAAGTCATTTTGGTACGGAATTCCATTAAGTAGGGTACCGGAGACAAAACTATTTTCTGCCGTTTGCGCCCGCTGCGTCTCTTGCTGAAGAGCGGATTGGAGAGCGCTCTTCTCTTCTTGAAGTTCAGAAACCGTAGCGTAATTGTTAAGTGCGGACGGGATAACTTCATTATTAATTGGGCCAGTAAGAACAGGCAGCAATACACTCACTAAGGCAGCAATTTGCTGAGGAGATGCTGTATTTATCGCGCTGGATAGCTCCTCCATAACGCGGTCACTATCCAATTTTTGGGAGAAAAGAAGCTGCCATTCTTCGACAGATGGAACACTCCCACGCCGCCACTGAGGATAACTATTAGGACCCAATTTAACCATTAACGGCCTCACTATCTGTCATATCTTGAGTAGAGAAAGATTCATGATACGGAGTACGCCAGCCTAGAGGTGTTTGAGAGATGACTAAAACGCCGGGGCGCGCTTCTTCATTGAACGCCGCTCGATAATTTTTATTATCATCTACGCCTATTGTTTCGGCCGCCCCGATATCCCTAGACGTTAGGCCTGCTGGGATAACACCATTAGGCCCCATAGGAGGCGCATAAGGAGCGGCAATAGGTGCGGGAGGCTGATGACCACCGGCTACATAGCCTACATTCTGCGTGTTATTAGTCTGGTGGATGTCTGCTCCGCCCTCAAGCTCTGAGAAGCGCACATTAAGCCAATCAGGAATGACCTCAGTCTTGACTACGTCAACGCGTTGGTCAGCAAGACAGGCACGCTCTACTTCACGGGTAGCTTCCTGCTCGACCGCAGCTGCTGTGCTGCCATCAATCCCTAGTGTCGTAGCAATAGACGCTGCCAGGCAAAGCCAAAAGGCTCGCCGGAAGGATGGTGGCCAATAATCAATGCTGACATTCTTCGTGATATAAGTCACACTCACGGTTTGGCTATTGGTTAAGATGACAGGGCGCGGCACTGTGCCACCAGCCTTGCCCATGCCTTCGCCAAAGCTTTCTCTTGGGGCGAACATCTTCATGCGCTGGTCCACGGGTTTGACGGTCTTCCCATCATCGACCCTCAGAACCCGCACGCTGTCTTCCGGAAGAAGGATTTCATACTGCCAGAGTGGACTGTCACTCGCCACAGCCGTGCCTGTGCCCACACAGCGGGGCCATTGCCATGTGTAGACAGGCCCTCCCACGCTAGCTGGATGAGCTAATAGGGAGAGCAACACGTCATCATAATAGGCAGCGCAGACACTGGCCTCCACAGAGCCGTCATCAAATGACGTGATATTACTCTGAGTTCCGAGGCGCATTAAAGCACGTTGGCAGAGGTCAATGGCTGTAGTCATCAGGAACTATCCCTTTGCAGCCTTTTTGACCGTCTTATCTTCCTCGGCCTTAGATGTTTCCTCTACAGCAGATGTTCCATCTGGCCGCGTCAAATCTTCTTGGAAAGCGCGGCCATTTACATTGCGCTGTGCATCTGCTGCCTGTTTTTTTGCAGCAATGGCGGCATCATCAAGCGGATTTAGGTTGAATCCGGGGATGCCCGCATAATCGACCTCCTCCCCAGCTTTTGCAAAGCGTCCATTGATGAAGCTATCCTCAATTACGAGATATTTAGCCATGTTAGACCTCACGCCACATAATTTTTCGGATAAGCCAAATAAGCGGGCACATCCAAGTTAATGCCAGCCGTAACAGAGCCAGACGTCAGGGCCTGAGCAGGATTATATGTTAGGCGCATATAGCGATATGGCTTGTTAGAGAAAGCTGGCTTAGCGCGCACAGCAAAGGGTTGCGCCGCACTAATGCTGGAGAGGTCGATAGTTGGCAACTCTTCCAATGTCGTCCAGTTTTGGTTATCAGCCGACACTTGGATTTTGACCCCCAGATGACCTGTTGTAGGGGCGGGTAGAGAAGGGAACTCTACCCAGACCTTGAACCCCTCTGTTGGTCCAAAATCCCGCGCCTGTGAGAAGTCAATGACGTTAGTAGAAGGCGTATCCTGCCCAGCAGGTGCCTGTGTGAGGTCTTGAGCGGTGGAGAAATTAAGCAGTTTATCAGTAATCATGTAACGTATCCTTTATTGCACAGCATCTTCAGTGTTCATGAGCGCATCCACCACGCGGATAGGGATGCCACGGAAACGCAGCACTGGCTTGCCATCAAACTCATCTTGCGTGAGCAGAACGTTGGTTTTGTTCATCGCCTGAATAGATAGAGCAGATGCAATAGTGCGGTTTACGTAAAAGACGGGACGACCAAAGGATAGCGGGGCACCGCCTGTAGCGCGTGTGGCAGACTGCACATTGGAGGCGGAGCTTGGCATAGTTGGCGGCTTAAAGCAGGCCGCGGCCATTAAGGCGATTAAGTTTGCTGCATTGCTGCCAGTAAGCGCATTGACATCAATGTTCGCGATGCGGACAAAATACCGCCAATCACGAATGGTCAAACCGCAGTCCCACTTATAATGCATCTGATATGCTTGATAAGGATTGCCATTTTCATCATGAACAGGGGCATCCGTGGTTACGTCCTTTTGTTGAAGCCCTGCTGTTGAGCCTTTGGGGAAGATGCCAAATCCAGCCGTTGGCCCCCAGCAGCACAGCCAAATAGAGGTGTTTGTGCTGCCACGCCCGCCGGCATCCATGACATTAGCGGCGGAAGCGGCGTTTTCGGTATTAAGTGTGTTATAGCGCGGGGCTAGGCCGGTAAAAGCAGCAACATCTTGTTGCTCATTGCCATAAAAGAGGGTGCGGGCCATCTGCTGGTTCATACCTTCAAGGAAGGCCAGGTCCTCAGACAGGCGGAAGGCAGCAACATCCCCTTCCAGATTGGCGAGGTCTTTATCAATAAGGGAATAGGTCTCTAACATCCCACAGCTATCGGTAATCTGCGCTGTGGTAGATTTACCGCGCGGAACACCGTAATTAAGCATGCGCCACGTAGCAGCGGGCAGCCCCGTGCGAACAGTCGTTTTGTTGCCTGTCGGGAGGTTGCCTTCCTTCCAAATCATATCATCAAGGATTTCATTGGTCTGGGAGAGAAGGTTAATGGTATCGGCAATACCGCCATTCGGGTCGCGCCGTGCGGCCCAATCGGCTAGAGTGAGGAAGGTGCTGCTATTAAGCGACATGGTTTATCCTTGTTAGTTAGAGCCATAACGGCGACGTGCAATCGCCTCGTAGCTGTTGTCTTTTAATTCGCTGGCTGGTTTGCCTCGGTCGGGCGTCTGGGCGGTACCAAGGGCTTTCCCGATGGCATTGAAGGCGCGGATAACATCAGGGTGATTACCCGCCCCGGTCTCGACCAAAGCTTTGCGGAGGGCGTCTTTCTCGCCCCCGAACTGGCTGAATACATGGGATACGTTTTGCATGACCTCTGGCTTTAGGCTCTCACCATCGGCAAGGTCTTTGTCCTTCAAGGACGCATCGCGCCACGCTTGTTGCTGGGCCGCATGTTGCTCTGCTAGGCCCGTCAGGCGGTTTTGGAAGAACTCCAACCCATGCTTCGTGATGGCATCGAACTGCTCTTGAGACAGCCCATGCTCACGGGCCAGAGCCTCGTAGGAAGATAAGGCCTCCTTATCGATTTCCATGCCATCGGGTGGGGTGAACTCGTATTTTTCGGGGGCTTTTGGCTTTTCTTGCCCTTCCGTCTTTTGAGCGTTATCGCCCTCTGTAGGATTTTCGCTTTGTTTAGCGTTGCTCCCATCGGGCGCATTGGCATTGGGCTGGTTTTCACCCGGGGATTGATTGCTAGTCAGCGTGGAATTGTCTGCCACTTCTTTTGCAGATTGGCTTCCTCCCGCATCAACCGCAGGGGCGTTAAGTGTCGGTTCTTCCGATGGCATACGCGCACTCCATCATTCATGATGAAGGCGAGCGTGGCAGCCGTTTGTAATTCTGGTGTGTGTTTATTGAGGTGGAGCTTCAAAAAAGGCTTTAAGGCGGAAGAAGGGAAGCATATAATACCAGCACACGATAGCCGTGTGATCCTTAGTCGGGCACGGCTATCTAGGGTGGGCACTGCGTCAACAGGCCCGCCCACCATGCGATGGACGATTGGAAGAGATTTCTTCTTTATCGTGAAAAGGTCAAGCCTCCCATCACTTCTTTGCTCTCACTCCTTCAGGTTTTTCTGCGTATAACGTATCAAGAAAATCGTATTTTGTTTTGCTTGGAGAATTTCGAAAACAATCTCTCATCCTATTGAGGAATGAAAAATCAATTTCTTCAATATTTTTTAAATTCATATTAAAAAATGCATTGAAAGGTAACGGATTAATATACCTAGATCCATATGCACTATCCTCGGCAAGATTAGCTTCTACAGATATTTTTTTCCGTTTTGGCTTATTAGTTTTTAATAACTGCATGGCCATATTTTCTGCATAAATCCAAACAGATCTAGTATGAATTGTTGCTTTTTTTGATGTATCAGTTCCAATACCATTTATATTTTCTATTATACTATTATCTGTCTTAAGAAAAATCGCACATTCTATGTCATCCATGATTTTTTGCAAAGAAACAACCAGAGATATTTGTAATAAAGCCGTTGTTATATTTCTTGTCTTATAATCATAATATCCATTTCTTTTTTTACAGTATATATTATCAATATGATAAAGAAGCTGACTATAATGACCCCACTCCCATGAATCAACAAAACATTTTAAATTAAATTCTTTTTCTAAAAATCCAACTAAAGCTTTAACTTTTTCATCATCATTATGAGAATGAGATATGAATATATCAAATTCATTATTTTTTATTGGAAACATATGATTGTTTATTTCGTTCATATCTAAGTTTCTACCCTTTTTAGGGAGATAAGATTTTACTTTTTCCAATATACTATCTTTATATTTTGATTTTGATCTTGATTGCTTTTCACCATATTGAATATAACATGCATGGTTCGTTAAAGAATCAATTTTTTTCTGATCTATGACGTACTGAGCATACATAAGGAGCCTCCATGATTGATTATCACTCACAAGAAATAGTATCATATCTTAATCTAATTCAGAATATAATTACTCGTTTTTCAAATCACAATGTAACTGTGAGAAACTGGACTATTGTATCCCTAATAGGTTTATTATCATTTGAAGCCTCATATAAAATTGATATACTTTGTGACATTGCAATAAATATAGTTTTAATTGGACTATTTTTATGCATGAGTTTATTTTATCATAACTTGATAAGAAAATATATATATTTGTACAATAAAGTACTAAAAGATAAAAAAGTACATAATTATATATTTCAAATATCCTTTAAAAATATGAGCATTTCAGAAGAGGAGAATTTTCCATCCTTTTTCAAATCTTTTCGAACGTCAAAATTCAATATATTTTTTTCAATTATAATAATGTTATCTGCTATATTTATACCATTCTTAATACCTAATGGAGAACATTCAATTTTTCTCCTTGATATAACTAAGGATACCACAAATCATCTAGTAATTGACTTGATCAAAAAATAGAACGTTATGGTAATTTATTCAATCAATTTTCAGTTAGAGCTTTTACCAAGCCATCGCCCAAATATCTTCAAACCACTCTTGGTCACCCAATATGATATTAAGACTAGTCGTCCTATTTAAAAATATTATACCGATTTTTATAATAGGGTTGTTAGGGGGCTAAACCCCCTGACCAAGGCCCGATTTTCATTTGGTACAGAAAAGGGGCACCCGCTAAGGTGCCTCAATCCCCGCCCCCAAACCCCACCTTTTCAAAGATGAAGATTGAACTTTTTCCAATTTTCTACCGCTATCTTACGATCTGGTCCATATCGCCCTGCCAGAATATCATCCCTTCTGACAATAATCGGGTTTCCATCCCGGCCTTGTAGATACTGCCACTCGCCGGGTGCGGTTTTGCTGGGTATCATGAGGCTATAGCCGTTGCCATTGGCGTTATCATTCGCAACCCATTTGCCTGTAGAGCGCGCATTATCAAGCACTTGTTCGTTGGAGAGCTTCTCGCTAACGCCAGGTAGGGCGGCGACTGAAATATCATCAGGCTTTAGCTGCGACATAAACATCGCTAGAGCATCCTGCGTTGTGTCCATCTCACCCTTTGGCGTCCTTAGATAGCCTGATGTATCGTATTTTAAGTCCACAATATCCTTGCGCGCTTTGGTTATGGCGTCGCTAATGCTCAGACCTTTGCCCATATAGCCCATAGCTTGCATCTTCATCGTGTCGTAAATGTTGCGATAAGCGGTTTCTCCACCTTTTTGCAGCATCATAGTTTGGCGTAAATCAGCCAGACTATTGCCCACAGGGTCATTGCTGGCTGTGGCGTTGAGCTGGCTAGCCTCCGGGCCAGCTAGACGTTTCAGATCATCCGGGCTTGTCTGAAGATTACGCTGTAAAATATCCCGCGCTACACCCTGCTGTGGCGTATCCATATTAGCGATAACGGCATATGGTGCGGGAAGGCCACTTTGCACAAGCTCATTCAACACGCCATCCCATGCTTTGCCATAATGCTGCTTCATGCCGTCCATGATGGGAGCGATTTTCTGCTTCGTTGTATCAACCCCAGCAAGGCCAGAAATGATGTTATGGGCTTGGTCGCTGGTTAGATAACGCGGATTAGATACACCAATCATCTGCTGCACGGACCGCAGTTTCCCAGCATAGGCCGCAAAGGCTTCCGGCGTCTGGTTCTGCTGATAGTTCTGCCATGCTTGTTGTACAGCGGGATGCCCAGCAGCATAGCCCGCCGGGTCATCATTAAGGGCTTTCATGCGCCGGGCCATAGCTTGTTGTAGATGGGCATTTATTTGGGCGCGAGTAGCAAAGTCATCCACATTCGCATCACCAAGAGCGGCTTGAGACGCTTGCATGTAGGCCCCGACCTGCGCTGGTGTGGCCCATTTTAGGGCATTGAGGGCCAGCCCGGCCTGTCGCCTCTCATTGAGGCCGGAGACGATGCGGTCAGCCTCATCAGGCTGGTAGAGCGACCTAATTTGCTGTTCGGGTACTTGATTTTGCGTATTGCCATTCATGTAGGCAGATGAAAGGTCATTGATTTGCCCATGCAGTGAGGCTCTTGCATCCCGTGTTTGTGCCTCCCACAACGCATTATTATGCATAGCGCGGGACATGGCATGGTCCTCAATCTCCTGCCCATAACCACGCTCCTGAGATACCTGGTGGATTTCTGCCAACTTAGCAGAAAGGTCCGGTGGTGTGGCTGAGGGAGCGGGGGCATTGCGCGACAGAGATGATGCAACGCGCGAGACATAACGCTGGGTTTCAGCGTAAGGAATGGCCTGAACAAATTGTTCATCACTGATGGCCCCGGTGCGCGGGTCGCCATATTGCTTCAGCCATTTATCAACCGTTCCCGGCCCCGCATTATAGGCGGCACATGCCAACGTTTGGTTGTTGCCATACTTATCGCAGAGCTGGTGGAAGTAGGCCTGCCCCAGCGCGCGGTTATAATTCTCATCATGCAGGAAGCGGTTCTCATCCCACGGGATGCCAACGCGCTTGGCTGTTTCCTCTGCCGTGGCTGGGAGCATCTGGGCTATGCCGATGGCTCCCTTGCCAGAGGTTATGGTGTTGCCATCTTTATCTTTCTGCCGTCCACCGCTTTCTGCAAGAAGCATATTTTGCATCGTAGCGGCTGGGTCAGCATCGGCTGGGACGGCTTGCGGACCGCCATGGTCATTCCAGACCTCATTGGCGAGGTTGTCCCCGACCTGCCTATTATATTCAGGCCTGATGGAAGCCATCGTCTGGGCAAAGACGGGAGCCGAGATGTTCTTCTCGTTAGAGAGCAGCATGTTACGGGCACTAATGGCATCACCCTTCTGCGCTGCTGCAATAATGGCCGTGTGAAAGTAGCTATCGTTCCAGTTTTGGATATTGGCCAGCGTGACAGGATGGTCAGCCCCATATCCTAGCGTGGCATTGCGGGCAATAATGCTCTGCTTACCCTGTGCATAGGCATTAGCAAATGCTGCCGGATTGTCGCTGTTAGCAGCCCCGCTGCTGGCAAGGGAGGAGAGCGTGGCGTCTTGTACATTGTCCTGATAACGCTGTCGTTGCCCTGCTGCATGGGCAGCCATGCTCCCTAGCGCACCATTCATGAAAGGTTCGCTTTCCTGAGCAAAGATGCGCTGTTGGGCGGGTGTCAGGCCATTCATGAGGCCTTGTTGATATTGCCGGAAGCCATCAGCCGTTGGCTGCCATGCATCAAGGGCTGATTTATCTTGCAGTCCTAAAAACCCCGGCTTTGTCGGGTCTTGTGGGTCACCATATTGTACGATGCGGCCATGGTCGCGAAGGTCATTCATGGCATTTTGCACAGCGGTGATGTCATCTTGCCGTTGCAGGCGGAAGGCGGCATCAGCCATATCTCCAAGGCCCTGGCCAAATTGCCCCAGCCCACGGGCAATCACGCCGCCATAGTTGGGGACATTCAGTACCTCAGTGCCACCAGCAGTGACCCTATCGGGGAGTTTATACAGTTCATCTGTGTAGGGGACTTGCGGCATGGATTACGCTTTCCATGGGGAAGGAGTTGAAGATGATGCTCCGGCTATGCTGTGGCCACTACCATTGAAGGGGTCGTTGAATGATGAGTTGCTAGCACTGCTAGCCATGTCATTCCATTTCGGAGAAAAGGCAGAGACACTTTGCGCAATCGAGCCAGTTGCTCCTAATGCACCAGAAGCCCAAGCTGAGGGCGTGCTCGCAGCAGCAATGCGCGCTTGGTTATTATAGGAGATTGCTTGATTGCTATAGGCCGTAGATTGTGTGGAAGCGTTATATTGGTCCGTTCCTACAGATAAGCCCGTATCCCGCGCCGTGGATTGTTGTACGTCTAAAGCGGAACCACTGGATGTATCCACGCCATTTGCGGCTAAGAATGCCCGTTGTGCTGCTAAATGCTGGTCGCCTTGTTGGTAGTCGCGCTGGGCATTCAGATAGCCTTGGTCGATGGAGTTTTGCGACGCCTGTGAGGCAACTTGAGCCTGCTGTTTGCTCTGCTCTTCTTGAGCGCGGTTTGATGCTGCCTGACCCTGAGCAGCAATGAGCGCACTAGATGCAGAAGCCGCAGCAGATACGCCAGCAGCGACAGCCCCTAATACTCCTAGCGCAATACACATTATAGGCCTCCTTGCATCTCAAATCGACAAAACATAGCCCCTGCCAGTCCAATTGGCTGTGGTGTGCCGATGGAAAAGCCAAGCCATGAGAGCCAGCGTATGGCCCCGCTGTAGCTGGCATCGACATGGTTCATGAGTAATGGATAGTTTCTTTGCCATTGCCGTACCCAAAAGCGTGTTTCTTTTAGGAAAGTCTTTTGATGGAGATTTATGGCATCTGTCCCCACCAACCACGGGATGCCGATGCCCAGTTTGGGAGCCACACCAAATAGAGCCACAGGCTGCCCATCATCCAAAAATAGGCCAGCCATACCGCCTTTCTTGGACTCTTCTACGCTCCGGCGCATAGCGGGGATAATATGGCCATGCCCAGCGCGGATGACTTCCAGTGCATCATTGCGGCGGAGCAGGGGAGCAATGAGGTCGGCATCAGATGGTTCTGCGAAGCGGAATGTGAGCATGTCAGTGCTTTCTTAGGGCGTCTGCCATCCAGTCTGTCAGCTGGATGCCGATGCTGCGCTGGCCTTCACGATAGGCCGTTGCCCCGGTATCTCCCGGCACGAATGATGCTCGGTCCCGGCCTGTAGCGAGAATGATGCGCTGGATGAGACGTTTCCCTTCTGGCAGTGCTAGAACGGCCTGAATGTCAGATTGCTCTTGCGTTGCGCGCGCTTTACGGCGGCGTCCGTGGTCCTTGATCTGTTCCTCATCATGTGGGTCGATCGTCATTTCTGTTACCCCTGTGCTCCGGCTGCAAAACTGCCCATGATTGCCTGTAGGGCGTTCGTGCCACCTCCGACATCCGTATCGGAGAGTGTCTTGGCCCCTGTGGCCAATTGTTGGGCTTGCGCGGCCATTTGCTGCTGCTGTTGTTGATAAGCGCGCTGCTGCCTTTGCTGCGCTACAAAATCGGGGTCACGCAGGATAGACGGGTCAACACCTAAAAGGTCCCCGTAACGGTCAATAGCCGCATCTAGGTCGAGATTATCTAAGATGGATGGGTCGGCCCCAGCTAAAGAGCCAGCAAAGCGGACGATTTGCTCGATACCGGTCGTCTCCGTGGCCCGCTGGGCCTGTGCCATGATGGAGCTGTAGGCGATTTTGATATTATGGCCGTTCAGCTCATCAGGTCGGGGCAAGATGAGACCATGACGCTCCATGATTTCTAGCGTTGTCGTAATGATGGGGTCTAACGCCTCATTATGGAACCGCTCTAGCACCGGACCGAGCGTGAGCATCTTTTCTTGCTGACGAACATTAATCTCCGCAGCTGTTACGGGTTGGGTCGTCTCCATACCCTGCGAGACCATCAAGATTAGGTCATTCCGCAACGTCTTTCGTATTTGGTCCTGAAACTCGGCAATGCGCTGTTGCAGCGGGGTTATATTAGGGTTGACTTGATAGACAGGTCGAATACCCGCACCAGCCCCAGCGGCATTGAGCCCCGGAATGAAGTTTAGTCCTCCAGGCAGAAGGTTCACCATGGTTTCCTGCAATGACGCATCAGCCATCGTGGGAGGGCGAGCATATTTATCGATGGCCTCAGCTAGCCTGACCTGTGCGACCTGCAATGATTTAATATCAGGTAAAGCATCTTCACCAGGTCCATGGCCGTAGGCATCATTACTGGCTGTGGACCAGCGGGGCGCAATGAAGGGCTTGCGAGGATAGGCCTCGATAAGGAGGGCCGGATGCGTGTCGTTGCCATACTCATAATAGATGCCGATATAGGGTGCACCCTGCCAGCCAAACGCGCCGGCAATGCGGGAGCTATTGGGCATGATGGCATGGACGATGGGTAGCTCGACCGTAAGCTGTCGACTTTCCCATAGAGATTGAACGGTCGGTGACACGTTCTCCAGCCCAAAACGCTGGACAATCTGAGCTACGTTTTGGACGTATTCACGAAAGAGCGTATCCACTTCGCCACGGTCATTCTGGGCAAGGTAATATTCCCCTGCCGTGAGCGGATAGAAGCGGACGATATCCTCATAATCCTGAAGGATGATGCAGGCCGCCGTACCAAACCCGGCAAGCTCCTCGTAAGTCTGGCTCATGGCGGCATAGAAGTTTCCCGTTGCTAGCACCCGTTGCAAGCGGGACTTGGTGTCGGACAGCCAGCGTTTGATATTATCGTCATCATTTAGCTGGTCATTATTCGTCTCCAATCGGAACCAGTCACGGGCAGGGGACGTGATGCCCGCCATGAGGAAAGCTGCTAGATTGCCAAGTGCGATTGACCCCGTCTTATCTACAATCTGCGGACCCTTAATACGCCCACGGCTAGATTGGTTTGGCACATGGAAATAACGCCCCCGTGTCGGTAGAATATAATGGCTTATCTCACGCCATGTATCCCGCCAGACAAGCCTATCAGAACGCATCATGACGAGCCTGCGGTCCGCCTCATCGCGGAGGGACTGCATACCGGTTTCATCACGCATTAACGGAGGCTGTTTTGTAACGGGGGTCTTGGCCATATTAGCCGCCGAGCAGCGTCTTCGGTGCGCTGTTATTTGTCTGTGTGAGGCCCTGCGAACCGGTTAGCAGGGTTGAATTAAATCCCCCAGCTAACTTAGCAGCATTAGTAGCCTGTTGCGCCTGCTGCTTACCGGCCTGCGTAACCGGGGTTGCAGGGGACGGAGTAGGGAGCGGAGTAGCGAGATGAGGTGTAGATGATGAGCACATAATGCGCCATCATCGGGGGCGTTTGTAATTCTGGTGTGTGTTTTAGACAGCCCATGGGTCATAATCCGGCTGTTTTGGCTTACCCCATACTCCACCCGCATTATTGTTCTTTAGCACTGGATAGGCAAAAGTGAGGGCTAGCGCATCGGCCATGTCGGGGCTGGCTAGACCACGCTTCTTCATATCCTCCTTGCGCTCCAGTACGATTTCATTGCGGGGGTTAAAGAAGTACCATGGGCCGGAAAGGTCAGATTGCAACGCTTGGTCGTCCGGAATTCCCCCCGTTTGGAGCCATGTCCGCATTGTGCCCCACATCTCAGCCCGCTTATTGGCATATCGTTCAGCATTGGTGTCGTAATTGGCTCGGTCTGCCTTGGCTCCAAACTGGACTTCCATCAGCCCCTTAACATGCAGTTGACGGCATCTGTCCACCACGCCAGCCCCAACACCGCCGCCATCAATGAACACGGCATCAGCCCCATATCGCTGGGCTTCATCAGCCACACGGGCGGCAAGCTGCATCGTGTCTACCTTCCGCAGGCAAATAGGGGGTATCATGCGGGCATCACGACCTTTGCGGAAGAAAATCACGCTCTGGTCGTCCCCGTAGCGGGCCACGTCCACGCCTATGACCAGCGCATCGGTGATGATGGCTGAAACATCACGCCGGGCTGCCTCTGCCACCGTGTCCGTGCCGATGAACTGCATAGAGCCTGCCCGTGGAAACTGTCCCTTCACACGCACGCGCATGAAGTCAGAATCCTCCCCATAGGCAGCGGCCCATTGCTCGAACAATGCCTTATTGGTGCCGTCCACCGTGCGGCTGTCCACCTGCCTGCCAGACCAGCGGTCACGCTGTCGGTTGAAGCACTCGAAGAAGCGGCCAGAAGGTTGCGTAGGGTTCCCGAACGCACACCAGACAATCTCCGTGCCCTCATCGGTCAGAGCACCTTCAGCGACCTCCCAAACACGGTCTATGATGCCGCTGGCCTCATCAAAAATCAGCAGGATGCGGCGACCCACGTTGTGCAGTCCGGCGAAGGCCTCCAGGTTCGTCTCGGACCATGTCACGGCATCGGCCCGCCATGTTTTTGAATGACCCGGCATGGTGCTGTGGATGCTCATGCCATGCACTTTGAACCAGTGCGAACAAATGAGCAGCCGGAACCATTTTGAGATTTCCGGGAAGGTCTTTGTTCTCAATTGTGGCTCTGTATTGGCCGTAATGACGGCCTTGGTATCGGGGCAGGTACAGAGTGCCCAAGCGGTTAGCATCGATACGAGAGCCGATTTTCCAATACCATGGCCGGACGCCACGGCCTGTAGGGCGGGCATCAGCACAGCACCTGGCTCATATCCAGCTCTCAGCTTCTCTCCGATGGAACGCAGAATATCGCGCTGCCAGGGGCGTGGACCATCTGAATCAGCTAGGTCAGTCCCAGCCTGTCCCCATGGGAAGGCGAACAACACGAAACCTTCCGGGTCCAGAGCGTAAGATGCCACGGCCTCGGCAAGCTGGGCCTGTATGTCAGCCGTCATCACGCCCCTGCGCCCTTTTGCGTCCTGCGTCAATCAACTCTGCTAGATTGCCCGTGACGTTCATGTCCACGCTGGCCCGCTCTCTATAGCGTTCAGGGCGGTGCGCTTTGAGTAGGGTGATGAGCAGCGTGTCAGAATAGCGGTTCTGTGTAACGGGCTTGCCATCCTTGTCCAGCACCAGCCCTTTCCCGGTCGTGACGAACTCCGGCACGCCATCCCGTGCACGCCGCCATGCCTCTGCTTCCAACGTGTCGATGGCCCGGTCCATCGCCTCATCCCACTCACGGGCGAACTGTTCATCACGCTCACGGCGAGCGTATAATCCAGGGCGTGACAGGTCAGCCGCCTTGGCTGCCATGGAGATGTTCCCACATTTTGCCAGAGTATCCAGAAATACGCGCGTTGACCTGTTCATCCTGTCATTAGTCCGGCTCATGACGCATCTCCCAGAACAGTCTGTCTATCCACCAGATAATACCCACAGTCTCGTTCGCAACGGATTTGACATTGAGACCCGACCGCTAACTCTAAAAACCCCCTCAGTTTCTTGATAGACCGGCGCACTGCTACATTGGAAAACTCAGGTTCATTACGAGGATACTGCCAGACTTCTTCAGCGATTGCAGATACGGACGCCAAACGCCCGTTACGGCTCATAAGAGCCTGCATGACAAGAAAATCATTCTTTGCCAGACGAACCGAACCACGCGGGGCACTTAATTTTTGCGTTTCTTCATCAAGCTGTATTTGTCCGAACGTAATTTTCATTGTACTGCCTGTCCTGTCCTGCTATAAAAACTGCCATTCCTGACAGACAAGACCAGTATTCAGCCGCTCGGTTTCTCCACGACCGGGCGGCTTTTTTCTTTCATCCTCCCATCATCACCCGATAGAGGGCGACGAACCCGGCCATAAACACGCCAAGCCCGGCCAGTTCTGCGCCGGTTGGCTGGATGACGCCAAACAGCAAGAGAACAAGAAACGTCCCCAATCTGCTTACAGCGTCTAAATCACTCATCTCACATCTCCTCCAAATGCTCTTCTCAGAGCCTCTTCGTTACAATCGTGTGTCTGGCAAACCGTACCCCTTGAATATGGGGAACCGCCTGGCTCTTTCTTTCTTCTTTCTTTTATTATTAACACTGTAATGCAATTTTCTTTTTTGATTAGTGCAAACATAACAAGTTTTTCCTCGCCCTGATTTGTAATGCCTGTCTTTTGAGAAGGCGTCCAGTTTTTTGATTGCCCCGCAAAATTTACATTTTTGCTCATCTTCGCCAATTATCTCGATTGGGGTGGAAAATAGTTGCGCCAAATGCTTAATTCTCTGTTCTCGCGGAACTGCGCGACCGCTCTCGTACCTGATAATCATCGCTGGACACACGCCCACTGCGCGCGCCAACGCTGACTTTGTCCAGCCATGCGCCTCTCTGTTCTCCCTGATCCAGCTAGAGATAGAGCCGTTTTCCTCACACAAAATCATATTAATAATTCCTCACAATAACCTCGTTTGGCTCTTCCCCTCTGCTTCCCCCTTTGCAGTTAATGGCTCTTTTGGCGGATACTGTTTTGATGTCAAAGCCGCGATATAGCTCTCTAACAATCTCGGTATTAGAGTTAGAGAGCATGGCTTTTACTCCTTTGTGTGAAAGCTCTTTAAAGAGTGCGGCAAGGTCTTCTTGGTCTTGCAGAGTAAACCCCTGCTTTGTGTAGCTAGAGAAGTTAGCTGTTGGTGTCAGCGGCACATAAGGGGGGTCGAGATACACAAAATCCCCTTTTTGAGCGGTAGAACGCACTTTTTTGTAATCATGACAGCTAATGGATATAGATTTTTCATTAAGATAGCCATGAATAGCGGTTAAGTTTGTCGCATCTAGGATGTTTGGATTTTTATATTTGCCGAATGGGGTATTGAATTTGCCCTTTTTATTCTCTCGATACAGGCCGTTAAAGCATGTTCTATTCAAGAATATGAACCGGCTGGCTTGCTCTACCTTGGAGAGCGTAGTCGGGTCTTGGGCGCGTATGGCGTAAAAATAATCAGGGGTGTTCTGATGTCTGCTGAGAGCCTGCAATAGGCAAGGCAACTCATCTCTGATGATCGTATAAGCGTTGATGAGGTGAGAGTTAATGTCCGAGATGGCCGCCTTTTGGGGCAGTTGGCTAAAAAAGAGTGCGCCACCGCCTAAGAAAGGTTCATAATATGTATCAAATCTTTCAGGCAGTTCCTCTTGCAGGATAGCAACTAATTGACGTTTGCCGCCAGCCCATTTCACAAATGGCTTCATGCGCGCACCTCCCTCTTGCTCTTGAACCGTCCCAACGTGTCGTCCAACTGATGCTGTAGCTGGTCGCTCTGCTCGCTGGTGAGCTGGAGCGGCTCTGCGGCGTCATCCTCTGGCGGCGGGGCGTATCCCAGCGTGAAGCGTTTCCCTGCGTCGTGGGTCACGATCAACTTGACCTGCGCCGTCTTCTCCCGCCACGTCTGGGCGGCTTCTTCCGCCATCTCCAGAAGATCAGCGGGAGAGGGCATGAACTTGCAGCGTTTCAGGCAGGCCCTAGCGAACTCATCCCGGAACACCCGGCGGGGGACGTCAGCCAGGATCAGGCAGCACGACCGCACCCTGATCGTGAGCGTGTCACCGTCCAGAGGATTCCTGACGCAGGCGTTCAGCGTGTCGAGAAGGTTCTCGATGAAGGCGTGGAGGGCCGGGGCCTCCAGCGGGGCCAGATAGCGGTGCTCCATCGCCTCGGCGGCCTGCCGGGCCTCAGCCACAACGGCACGGGGCAGGTAGGGGGCGCATGACGGGTCTGGATGCTGGGATTGCTGCTTGATCGCAGCCAGAAGGGCCTCGCTGAACTCGATCTGATGCGCCGTTGAAACGGCGGTATTCTGCTGGGTTGCAGTGATTTCACTGTGCATTGCGGAGGGCCTCCTGTCGGGCACGGATGCGGTCGATCGAGCCCCGCCGGTTCTGCTCTGCCGGGCTCATGGGCCGGGGGAACGGGGTGACGTTGTGGGGCAGTTGTCCGCTGCGATCCGGCTTGACCGGGAACAAACCCTGCCATCCCATCATCGTGGACTGGTCCAGAACCGCCTCGGGGTCGTGGCCCTGAGCTCGCAGACCGGCCAGTTTCTTCACGGCCAGCTCCAGCGCTCGGGGAGTGGCAGGGCATTTCTTGCCCCGGCGCATCTCCAGCCAGCCATCCCACGCCTTGAGCGGCATCCAGTCGGGGAGGTCGACCTTGGGCATGGCCGCCTTCGGCTTCGAGGCAGTCGATTTTTTCGAGCGAGATTTTTCGCTAGGGGGGCTAGGGGGGATAGAGTGATGGTTCTTGGTGGTTATTGGTGGTTCTGGTACTGCGGAACCTACTTCCGTTTTTGTGGAAAGAGCTTCCGTTATAATGGAAGGAGTTTCCGTTTTGATATTTTCGGAACGTGTTTCCTTTTTTCTGGAACCTACTTCCGTTTTTGTGGAAAGAGCTTCCGTTTTTTCAAAATTATCATCAAGAGAAAGGCGCACGTCATTGACGCGCATCCATTGTTCTTTTGTGATAATCTTGGCGGCCATCATAGCCTTTTTGGCTGTGCGGATTGACCTGTCACTGAGGCCGGTTATCTCTTCAAGATAGGCCATAGAGGGGAATGCTATCCCTTCGTTATCGGCACAATCGGCCAGAACCAGCAAAACCAACTTTTGGGTGGGGCTGACACGTTGTTTTTTCGCCCAGTTCAATGCTGTAATACTCATGAGCGGCCTCCTTCAATCTCTGTTATTGTGACCACGGTTTTTTGCTCGGCTCGGCGGCGGCACTTAACCGGCCTGACGATAACGTCCGCGTATTCAGGTGCATCATCAACAATCAGTCCGAGGCCGTATTTGTTGCGGATGCGCTGCTTCGCGCCGGGCGTTCGGACCTGTAGAGGGACGGGGGTTGTTAGGCAGTCCAGGAGTGCCTTAACCCCGCCATTCAGATTATCCTTATCAGGTGTTCCCACGCTCCAACGCTCAATTTCGACCCGTGCGAACTGGAAGGGGGAGGGAGGGATTTTATCCCTCACCTCGAACCAGACCACGTTGCGCAGCCTTTCTTTCTCACGAGACGCCCCGAACTTGTCCTTATACAGCGTCGTATTCAGGGACGGTGTAGGCCGTGGCAGCGTGAAGGTAATGACGCGGGCCATCAGAACGGAATCTCGTCATCGAGCGGCTGGCTGCTGCCGCCATACCCGTACCCGGCAGCATCGCTCATGGAGTTGCCGCTCTGGTAACGCTGGGTGCTGTTCTGGTTGGTGGCCTGTGCGGGCTGATTGTCGTTCCGGCCCTGCCCATCTCCGAGCATCACGAGATTGCCACGAAATTGAGCGATCACTACCTCGGTCGTGTACTTCTCCACGCCCTGCTTGTCCGTCCATTTGCGGGTGCGGAGTTCGCCCTCAATGTAGACCTTGCTGCCCTTGTGCAGGTAGCGTTCGGCAACATCACCGACACGCTCATTGAAGATAGACACACGGTGCCATTCTGTACGGTCCCGCCGCTCATCCGTGTTGCGGTCGTTCCATGTGTCACTCGTGGCGATGGCCAGATTAACGACCTTGCTACCGGACTGTGTGTTGCGGACTTCCGGGTCACGCCCGAGATTCCCCACCAGGATGACCTTGTTTACGCTGCCTGCCATTATGCGTCCCTCCGGCGTTCCAGCTCATCGTAGGCAACACGGCCCATCAGCTTCATGAGCGGTGTCGGGATCACACCAGCGTTGATGGCGGCAAGGTCAGAGTCCGGCAGCTGGCAGAGGAATGTTCTGGCCCGTGGCTCTACCAGAGCAGGGCAGCCATGCTTCCGTAGTTCGTCATCGGTAGGGCTGGGGAAACTGCCACAGTCACGCCGTTTTTCGTCTCCGGCAGGCCCGTCATGCATGGCACAGCCTGATTGATAGCAGGCGTGCCCTGCTACGCTCCCTGTGCACCCGGCGGAGTACGAGTCCGCCGGGTGCTGTTTATCAGAAGAAGGAAATGAAGATGTATGATGTGACCATCCTTCGTTGGGCTGAGCGTGCCGCAACGCCTGATGAGATACTTGTGATTTTTGAGAGTAGGGCGCAGCAGGTTGTGTCCGTCCAGTGGAGAGCTGTGCTGCATGAAGATTACCGGAACCGTCAATTTTCGTTTCCATGGCAGCTTTCTGGAGAAACGGAATTTCTTCTTCAAAATGTCCCCGATATTCTTCCTGGTAAGCGGGAACAGTGGTTGAAGGAGAGACTGGCCCAGTTGCTTCCTCGATAATTTCACCAGTTAGAGAGCGGAATGTTTTCGGCGTGCATTCCGCCTCACTCGTTTTGAGAAGAGCGACCATGAAGCGATATTGCTTCTTGGTTTCCTCTGGGCAGCCTAGGGCCAAGGCAATTTTTAATAGCTCAAGACGTGTTTTTTCACTGAGGCTCATGATGCGCTCCTCTGAGTGGGGGCTTTTTCGGGCTTGTATTCGTCCATAAAAGCGACAAGTCGCTCTTCTGTTTTGACCAAGATTGAATGACCGCCACGGAGACGCTGGACGATCTGAGGATAAATTTTTGCCTTACGCGCCAGAGTGGTTTCCCCCATTCCGGTGCGTCGGCAAAAACTCTCAATCTTGTTGAGTAGGGCTGTATGTCTCATAAGTTAGATATATGGTAGATTTATCTAACAAAGTCAAGAATAGTAAGATGTTTCTTCCTACCTTTTCATACGTATGGGTGTAAGATGCTTCTTACTATGCAGAATAGATCACCAGTTGCAGACCGCATTGAGGCCATCATGAAGATGGAGGGACTGAACAAAGCCGAAGTCATAAGACGTTCTGGCGTCAGTAAGGCTTATTTAACTGACCTTTTTAGTGGGAAGTCCAGAGAGCCAAGGAAAAGCAACGTGGAGAAAATTGCTAGGGCGTTGGGATGTTCTGCGGCTGAATTGTGGGGTGAAAGCAAACCATCTGCCAGTGACATGGCCCATCCCAAGCAAAGCCAGCTAGACGGCACTTATGGGCTGGTGCAGATACCTGAGTTTGACGTGCAAGCTGCGGCCGGCGCGGGGCTAGAGGTTCCTGACCTGCAAGACGTGTCCAAGATATGGACGCTGCCCAGAAGTGCGCTGGCTGGGGTACGGGCCACATCGCTCAACAATTTGGCCATCGTCACGGTAGCAGGTGAGTCCATGATCCCGGATTATCTTCCGGGTGAGAAAGTCCTTGTGGATGTGGGGGACCGGACCGTTTCGCATGATGGGGCCTACATCATCCACAATCGCTACGGTCTGGTGGTGAAGATGGTCCAGATCATCCCAGGTTCATCCCCTGAGCAGGACGTCCTCCGCATCATCAGCAAGAACCCTGATTATTCCCCGTATGACCAGCCCGTGGCGGACGTGATGATACAGGGCCGTGTCGTGGGGAAGTGGGTCTGGAAGTAACCCGTTTGAAGGTTATTGTTTTTTGGAGGGGGGGAGGAGGATGATATGACTGAAAATGATAAAAAAAAGAAAAGGAAACGGAAGGCTGTAAGTCAGGCTGTCCTGATACAGCTTTCTAGCCAGTCAGGGAATGAGTGTGCTTTTGAGGGATGCACGGAAAAACTCGCTCCTCTTGATGCACCTGGTACAAAAGGGGAAGCGGCCCACATCTGCGCCGCATCACCTGGAGGTCCACGTTATGACCCAGAAATGAGCGACGAAAAGAGAAACTCCTGTTCCAATCTCATGTATCTCTGCCCCAACCATCATACAGAAATCGACAAGACAAATCCTGATAAATATTCCGCTGATGATCTGTTTAGCATGAAGCGCAAGCATGAGCAGAGAGTTCTTGCAACCCGCTTTAATGATGTCAAATTTGAAGAACTGGAAGAGGTATCTTCACATATCATATCTAATTACCGCAATTATTCTGCCGCATCTGAGTTCGGAAAAATTCCGATGGATGAAAAAATAGACAGGAATAATTTGACTGAGGATGACCGTTACGTGATAGAGAGGGGACTTGAGATAAGCTCCATGATCGAGAAATTTTTAAAACAGAAGGTCGAAAAAGAAGACCCTGACTTTATTAATAGGCTGCTTGCAGGATTTCAGAACGAATATAGCGGATTGTATAGAAAGGGGAAAAGGGGGCAAGACTTATTCAAAGGGATGTGCGATTATACAGAGTCGTGTCACGGTAGTCCTGGTCTCCGCCAGGCGGGGGTAGCTGTCTTGGTATATTTCTTCGAAACGTGCGATCTTTTTGAAAGATGATACTTCCGACAAAATATATCCCTGTTCCGCGTTGCCTTCTAGGCGTGTGCGCTGCGATTCTTGAATGTCTGGATCGTTCGAAGACCGTTTCGGAGCTCTGGGAGGACACGTCACAATCCTATGAAGATCTCATATTCGAACGTTTTATTTTGGCGGCAGACCTTCTGTTCATCATGGGAACGGTCGACATGCGGAATGGACGTATTGAGAGAATGTTGAAATGATAGAAGCTATTTATGCTGATCATGACGGCTTTCATAAGGTGATTTTTACGGTCGGCGAGAATATCATTCTCGCCGACCGTACAGCAGCCTCCAGCAAGAAAGATACTCGCAATGCTGTCGGCAAGAGCCTTCTGCTTGAAATCATAGACTTCTGTCTCGGCAGTCAGCTCAGTGGAAAGAAAGGTCTGAAAAGCCCTGCGCTCAAAGACTGGTCCTTCACGATGAAGATAACACTGGTCGACGAGACAATATCCGTCACGCGACGTCTTGATGATAGTAAATCGGTGACGATTGAATATTTGTCTCAGAACAACCGGCAGAAAACCCTCTCCCTGCAGGAGTGGCAGCAAATTCTTGGGGAAAAATTATTTTCCCTCCCCACCTCTTTGAAGGAAGAAAAGTACGCTCCTACCGCACGTTCCCTTCTGAAACATTTTATTCGCACGGGAAAGGAATCCTATATTGACGCCTTTCGTCCTGTTCCGAAACAGAAGAGCTATGCTGCGCAGATCGACAACGCTTTTCTTCTTGGTCTGGATTGGCGCAACCCGCAATCTCTCCAGTTTCTGAAAGATAAAGATGCATCTCTTTCTGCGCTGAAAAAAGCTATAAAAGACGGTGTCATTGGTGCTGATACAACGTCGGTTGCAAAGCTTGAGACAGAACTCATTCTTCTTTCAAGAGAGTGTGAGGAAACAAAAAATAACTTGGATCGTTTTGAAGTTCTTCCGCAGTACCGCGACATAGAGGAGAAAGCAAATTCCCTTACGGTGAAGATAAGTCGCATGAATGAGGACAATTTCATAGATGGTGAATCTCTCAAGAATTATGAAAAATCAATAAAAGAACCTGAAGATGTTGATAATGAAAAATTAGCGCGTCTTTTTAAGGAAGCTGGATCCATTCTGCCCAGAAATGTCGTGAAAACACTTGATCAGGCAAAGGATTTCCATATCAGTCTTATCCGGGATAGAAGAGATTTTCTTGCCAACACGATAACATCCCTCAGAGAAAGCATATCCAGCAGAAAAAAAGCCTTGGAAGAAGCCGTTGAAGAACGTGCTGCTCTGCTTTCTTTATTGAAGAATAAACGTGCCTTGGATGAGTTTACCGTCTTCCAGGAGAAGTATACGGAGAAATTGACCAGAAAGAATATTCTGGAGGAGGAGATTAGTCGGAAGAAAGAACTGGGTAGAGCAAAGCAAAAACTCAAGGATGAACGTGATGATATTGAAAAAAGAACATGTGCTGACCGTGACGAGAAATCTTCTCTTGTTGATGAAGCCATCTGTCTTTTTGATGACTTCTTAAGGGCGTTGTATAAAAAATCAGGTAAGCTGATCATTTCCGCTGGAAGAAACGGCTATGAGCTCAGCACGGATATCGAAGGAGCTTCCAGCGAGGGAAAAGGTAAAATGCAGATATTCTGTTATGACCTTACTCTTATGATTCTTGCCAGAAAACGTGGTCTCGGAATTGATTTTCTTATCCATGATAGCACGATATTCGACGGTGTTGATTCCCGTCAGTGCGCCCGCGCACTTGAATTAGTAGCCTATCTTTCGGAAAAATACGATTTCCAGTACATCTGTACAATGAACACAGACTCTGTCCCTGAACAAGATTTTTCGGCAGATTTTAATTATAAGTCAAAGGTTAGACTAGTACTGAATGATAAAGATATATCTGAGTCTCTTTTCGGTATCCGTTTTTGATTACCTTCTTCACCCTTCTAGGAACTTCCTGATGTCGGTCATTCCCGATCCCGAGAAGGACGTCCGGCTCCTGAAAGATATACCTGTGCTTGTCGAGATTGCAGAAAGTGTCTAATGCGTGGCAATCGCTCGAATCAGCATTTTCCCATTACTGCCTCCGCCGCCCTCAGGGGCGGTTTTTTTGTGGCTGCGGGATGGTAAGGGATTATCTAAAATCTAACTAAAGTAAGATTTTTCTATTTTTTGCTTGCAATTGTTAGAAATATCTAACATATTAGCCTCACACCGCACAAACACGGAGGTGAGAGGTGGAGAATCGAGAAGCTGCATCAGCGGCAATTTTTGATGACGTTGTCATTGTTGGGGCGGGGGTGCCCTGTCTTACGACAGAAGCCCTGCTGGGCCAGCTACAGGAGCGTGCCCAGAACGCTGGCTCGCTTGCTGAGTGTCAGGTGATTTTAAAGGGCATCTCAACAATCCTCGGCGACCTCAGCAGTAGCCCTGCACTGCCCCCATACAATCAGGGGAAGGCCGACGCCGCTGGGGATATCGCCCTCCATGCTGCGATTGTGAGAGGGCTTGAGCCGTGAACTTGATAGAACATCAGATTATCGGCACCAGTCGCGCCAGTGATAACGGCTTGTTAGAGAGAATTGAGAGCAATCCTCGCCGCTCCGCTTATGACATGCTCGCTCTCATTACACGCTGCGCCAATCTTTTAGAGCGTGATGATTACATCATAGAGCGTTTAGAAGGTGACCAATATATCGCGTTTAATGCGCTGGATATTCTTCGTGGTCGTCTTAGTGACTGTATTAGTGATGATGAGACTGGACGGACTGAAGAACGTGCCAAAGAGGATGCTGTTAGAAATTACCACGACCAGTGGCGTTACGACTGATTACTAACTAACCACCAAATAAAGCGAGGATTTTGAGATGATGAAAGATGCAAACGGGACAAGTGCGTCCATTTTTCACAAATGGTTTGGAGTGCCGCCAGGAATTGCTGAACGCGCTCAACACCAACGGCAGGAACGCTTCAGGGCCGCAAATGTAGCACAGATTAAATCGCAGATTGTGGATGATTTGCGCGCCGCCGAAGCTTACGAGCGTAATGGGATGCTGCGCATTGCTGACACTCATCGATTGCACGTCGCAGATGGCGTTGCGGCGTTGGTGAAAGAAGGGGTGTTCTGATGAGTCTCGTTAAAATCATCAACGACAACCATGCCCCGTTGAAACGGGCCATTGATGATTACGTTCCGCTTCTTGCACAGGCCAGACAGGCCAATGAAATTCTCCCGGTAGCCGTACAGCTTCATGAAGTGCTGGGACAGATCGAAGCCATTGCAAAGGCAGCGCGAACCGCCATCAAGGCCGCCATTGTCAGCCAGATGATGGCGGATGGCGAGTTTCAGGTGGATGCAGGCCCATACATGGCCAGCATCCGCAAGGGGGCCACTCGTGCCGTGGTCACGGATGAAGCTGCCCTGAAAGATGCCGCCCCGGAGCTGTTCAAGCCTCAGCCGGACAAGATCGATGCCCGCGCCCTTGGCCAGATGCTGAAATTCCGCCCCGAACTAGCCGGGGCCGAACTGGTCGAGGGAGACCCGACAATCACCATTAAAGGAAAATCGAAATGAGTACAGAGCTTACAACGCATAATAATGCGCCTTCTATCCACGCATCTCCGTTACAACCCCGCAATTTCAGCGAATTAATGCAGTTTGCTGACATGGCGGCTCGGTCTGGAATGGTTCCTAAAGATTATAATGGCAAGCCGCAGGCAGTCGTAATCGCGTGCCAGATGGGAGCGGAGCTCGGGTTAGCTCCGATGCAATCCCTTCAAAATATTGCTGTTATCAACGGGCGCCCGAGCGTGTGGGGCGATACGCTTTTAGCTCTAGTGCGTTCATCTCCCGTTTGTGAGGATGTTGAGGAGAAAATTGAAGGAGAAGGCGAAAAACGGACTGCTATTTGCATCGCAACGCGGCGAGGGAAGAAGCCGGTTGTCGGGCGGTTCAGTGTGCAAGACGCTAGAAGGGCTGGGCTGTGGGATAAACAAGGCCCGTGGAAGCAATACCCTGAGCGTATGCTCCAGATGCGGGCACGTGGTTTTGCTTTGCGTGATGCGTTCCCCGATGTGCTGCGCGGATTGATTACTGCAGAAGAGGCGCAGGATATGGTGATTGATGTTCCAGCCAAAGAACAGCCAGAGGAAAAAGCAAAGCGGTTAGCGGATGAGTTGATAGATAAGATTCAAAGCATAAAAAGTATCGATGAGCTGAACAATCTTATTAATCACGCGGCGTATAAGAATAGAATGGTCACAATCGAAAAACATTTGCCTCGGCATGCGAGTACTGTTGAGGATAATGTTGAGGTTATGAAAGTGCGCCTAGAAGCTGCTGCAAAACGTGACGCTCAGACCGTTGATATGCAGGAGATTCCAGAATGACCTTATTAATATTAATTGCTGCCTGGCTCTACATCTGGGCGGGGCTCTTCGCGCGCTATCGAGAGACAATTTACCGCCGCCGCTGCCCTCGTGGGTTCTGGCCTGTGATGACCACAGTGCTGTTCTGGCCCTTTAAAATCGGGCGTGTGTTTTGGAAGAAGTGGAGGCGGGGATGACTGACACAAAATGGAAACCGTGCCCGTTTTGTGGGGAAGGCGGTTTCCTATGTTGGGGCCCAGATAAGAAATATGAATTTATTTTCTGTGAAAATTGTTATGCCCAGGGGCCATGCGAACTCACTGGGGAAGATGCGGAATATCTCTGGAATAATAGAGCGAGGGAGGCCAACCATGGCGACACCTGAGCAGCGCGTCAATGCTGCCTTTGTGGCAGGTTTTACAGGAATTCCCGCTAGTACGATTATCAAACTGGCCCAGCAGGGGAGGATGCCAGCAACCAAGATAGGACGAAGATGGACATTCAGCCCGTCCAGGATTGAGCAGTGGATCAAGGAAAAAGAGGACGAAAATTTATGTCGAATTCAGCTAGGAGAAAGCCAGAAAAATCTCCACAGAATTGCTTTAAAAGAGGGAATGTCTGGTGGGCGGAGATCATCGTTTCTGGTGTCAGACACAGACAAAGCCTACGCACGAATGATGCGCGGGAAGCGGCGCGCCGTGTAGCGCGTCTGCGGCAGGAGATCACTCGCAAGGCGGTCGGGGTAGAGGGTGAAAAATCCTGGAAAAGTGCAGTGGTTATGTGGATGGAACACGGACTTGATGGCGTTAAGCCGTCTGTTGCCCAGCGTTACCTGAGCAGCATAAGAAATTTTGATACTCTGTTCTCTAACCTCTTGCTTCCTAGCATCAAGACGAAAGATGTTGCCGACTGGGTGCGCTGGCGTAGGGACAGGGGACAAATGCCTAGAGGAGGAGCAGAAATAGACATTGGGAAGAAGCCTGTTTCGAATGCGACAATCAGACGCGACCTGACGGCCCTCTCGCGCTTGATGTCATTTTGCTGCTCTATTGGTTGGCGGGATGACAATCCTGTCCGAGCATATGATAGATCCATCATTAGGGAAAAGAGGGAACCGCAACGCCCTCCATCCATTCAGGAGATAGAAGAGGCCATCAAGGAAGCGTCCCCACCAATGGCTGGCATCCTCAAGCTTTTGTACCAGACAGGAATGAGGTTGAATGAGGCTGTACATCTGGAGAAAAAGCAGATCGATCCTGAGCGTCAGCAGATATTGCTGACACGGACAAAAAGTAGCCATCCGCGGGCTTTATCATGGGAGACGCCGGGCGGGAATGCGACTGATGCCATCATGGACGGAGCCGATGAGGGGATACTATACCCCAGCTCTGATACGGGAGAGGCTTTCCGCAATTTTTCATCCAATCACGCTCAACTCATGAGAAGGCTGGTTAGGATGAATCCTGAATACAGGCGGTTTAATGTCCATTCGCTACGGCATGCCTTCGCCATACGGTGGTTGAAGAATGGGGGAAGCCTGTATCGCTTATCACGGCATCTCGGGCATAGTTCAGTGAAGGTAACTGAGCACAATTATCTTGGTTATCTGACAGTCGAAGAACAGGAGATTGTCCAGATGCAAACAGATGTTTGA